AACACCGCCATGATATGCCGCCCCTCAGGGCATCACCAACTTTCGCGCGTTTCTCGGAACGACGAAGCGGTGGATTTCCGGGAACAGCGAAGGATCCGCCTCGCCGTAGATCTCCTGCGCCTCAGTAGTCTCCTCATCCCAGACATCAGAGATGCGTTTGAAAAACAGGAGCGGGAGGATGTAGCCCTTCCAGTCGGTCCGATCGACAGCCGAACCCCGCAGCGTATTGGCTGCGTCCCAGAGGGCCGATTTGAGTTCCGCCAGACCCGTCGACCTTCCCGGGCGGACTCCACTGCCGATTTCAATCGTGTCCGCACTCATTCAATCACCCAAATGGACTTCGCGGCTGCAACCATTTCTGTTTGCCGAGCGGCAATGGCTTCGGACTGCCATTCGACCTGGTCGAGTATCTGTTTCGTTGTGTCGAACGAGACCTTGCTATTTCGATCAGAGTAGATCTTCTTCTTTCGGTCGAAGTCGAAATATTGCGCTTTGTAGTTCTTGGATCCTGCCAGCAACGCGAGATTTCCAAGCCGGTGAAGCCAGCGGCGGTGATCGTCTTCGGAAAACCGATCACGCCAATAGGGATCCTTCAGAGCCTGCGGTAACACATGCTCGATCGTGATGCGTCCACTGTAGTCCTTTGTAACTGACTCATCCTGGTGCGCTTCCTCGAGCCTTAGAAGAAGTGCCTGAGCGAAAGGCTTCCCGTAGACCTCACCATCGAGCAATGACAGGAACTCTTCGTTTTGCGCGTTCTGGTGAAAAACCGCCTTCAGATCGTAAGCCGATTTCCGCGCACGTATCGCGTTGATCAGCTGGAAATAGACCGTCAGTCTCGCTGTGAACGCCAGTCGACGAATCCAGTTCTGATAGGTGATCCGCTCGAGCAGGTCGATGAATTCTTGCTCTGACAGATCGTCTATTGGATCATTCAGGAAAGCCAGAAGAGGCGGTATCCACTCCTCAAACCCGACTCGAAGGAGCGACCGCACTGATCTTCGTGTAGCTGCGCCTTCGAAATCATTATGCAGAATCCGAAGGTAGTTCTTCGCCGACGCATTGAGGGCATCGAGAAATGCAAACGATGATTCCGCAGCCTGGACCATCGGCTCGTATTCTTCATGAAGTGACTTGCGCGCCTTCAAGGCAACGATCGAACTTCTGTGGTGTCCAAGGAACTGGTCCAGGCGGTCGATGCCGATCTGCTCTTCTAGATTGAGCCAAGCTTCCTCCAGTTCTTCGCTTCGCTTTGCATCTCCGCCGAGCCGTGCGAAGAGCATGTTCTTGATCAGGTCGGCATTGGAGAGCGCCATCCCACGGGCGTTCAGCACATTGAACAGACGATACGCCGACTGCCAGGAAGACGTGGTCACAAAGACCACATAGACCTTCGTGAGCAGATAGTTTGCAAAGAGTTTCAGGGTCTTCTGATCGTGGCGACTGATGAATTCGTCGATTGCATCGAGATTCTCAACGATGCGCTGTTTCGGGGCGTCCTGTTCCTTGACTATCTCGGCGCGAATTGCCGGCGAAATCTCTTTGCTCGACAGGACATGGCGGCGAAAGAAGTTCTGGTCGCGCTGTCTTAGGGTCAGCCGGGGGCTCTCTTCCTCGCCGGTGAGAGCATTCCGTGGGAGCACCCGGCGCCCAAGTTCCGATCTTGCAGGTTCATCAACCGCATCGCGAAGTTTTGCAAAGACAAGGTTCAGTGTTGTGAGCCGCTGCTGACCGTCGACAACATCGTAACGCCGCCCCTTTTCCCGTTCGATTGTGATGAGAGAGCCTATGAAATACTCCTCGTCTTTGGCTTCGTATGCCTCCCATACATCTTCAAGGAGCTGTTCCACATTGCCCTTCTCCCAAGAATAGGGCCTTTGGTAGGGCGGAATCTCGTAGCGGATTTCCTCGGTCAAGATCTGGCTAATAGTTCTTTCCGCGGCTTCCATGCGCCCGTGATCCCTCAATAAGTCCCCGGCGACCGGCAATACAGAATTGCTGTCAGAGCCGTCGCTCTTCTTGGGGGCACTGTAAGAGCGCCTGCCGTGCTGACACAAGCCGAATCCCAGTGATTACAGGGGGCAAGCGCGCTGGTCCGACCAGTCGACCGGAAACGGCTCCAGCGCCCGCGCGAGCGTCATCTTCGGCTCCTGCTTTCCGTCCAGGATCGCCTCAACGATGTCAGGCGCGAGCAGCGTGAGCCTCAGGACGCGGGTCATGTATGAGGGCGCAATCCCTTCGCGTTCCGCCAGTTCGGCGATGGTGGCGTATTCGCCCGACTCCAGCATGCGCTTCCAGCGGAACGCGCGCGCCAGCGCTTTGACCAGCGTGTTGTCTGTCCGCCGCGGTTGCGTGGAGCCCTCGGGCATCTGCATCTCCTTCCGGCCACCACGCTTCACGACGCGAAATGGAACGTGGAGCGTGACCGTCTCCGGGATCGGAGCCCCGCGGGTCATGCAGCTTCTCCGATGTCGCCGGCCAGCATCTCGCGGGCCAGACCGCTGAGCCCGTCGACGCGCAGCCGGACGTTGAGCCCGTCCGTGCCGATGTCCACGCGCTCGACCAACAGCGCCACGATGCGCGCCTGTTCGGCAGGGAATAGCTCGTCCCATAGCGGATCGAGCTGCTGCAGGGCTGCTCGGGCCTCGGTTTCGGTGATGCCGTCGGCGTGGACGCGTGCAGCTTTCAACGTCCCCGCCACGATCTCCGGCTGGCGGAATACGGCACGGAGTTGGTCGATGACGGCCGCCTCGATCTCCGCTGCTGGCACGCGGCCCACGGGGCATGACCCGGCGCCGTGCTTCAACACGGTTTGGCTGACGTAGTAGCGGTAGAGCCTGTCGCCCTTGCGGGTGTGGGTCGGCGAAAAGGCCGCGCCATCGGGGCCGAACAGCAGCCCCCTCAGCAGCGCGGGCGTGTCGGTGCGTGTGCGCGCAGCGCGCTTGCGGGGGCTTTCCTGGAGAATGGCGTGAACCTTGTCCCACGTCTCGCGGTCGATGATGGCATCGTGCTCGCCGGGATAGCTGTCGCCCTTGTGGACCGCCTCGCCGATGTAGGCGCGGTTGCTGAGCATCCGATAGATGTATTTCTTGTCGATCGGGTTGCCGCGCGGCGTGCGGATGCCGCGCGCGCCGACCTCCCGCGCCAGTTCCGTGCAGGACCCGATCTCGAGGAAGCGGGCGAAGATCCAGCGGACATGCGCGGCGGTTTCTTCGTCGACCACCAGCTTTCGGTTCTCGACGCGGTAGCCGAAGGGCGGCACCCCACCCATCCACATGCCCTTCTTCCGGCTGGCAGCGACCTTGTCGCGGATGCGCTCGGCGGTCACCTCGCGTTCGAATTGGGCGAAGGACAGCAGGATGTTCAGCGTCAGCCGGCCCATGGAGGTGGTCGTGTTGAACGACTGGGTGACGGAGACGAAGGTCACCCCGTTCCGGTCGAACACCTCCACCAGCTTGGCGAAGTCCGCGAGCGAGCGGCTGAGACGGTCGATCTTGTAGACCACCACCACGTCGACCAGCCCGTCCTCGATGTCCTCCAGCAGCCGCTTCAGGCCGGGCCGTTCCAGCGTGCCGCCCGAGATGCCGCCGTCGTCATACTGATCGCGGACCAGCACCCACCCTTCCGAGCGCTGACTGGCGATGTATGCTTCGCATGCCTCGCGCTGGGCGTGGAGGCTGTTGAACTCCTGCTCCAACCCTTCCTCAGACGATTTCCGGGTGTAGACGGCACACCGCAGCTTGCGGACGAGCTTCGATTTTTCGGGCGGCTTCGTCATGTCCGCCCCCTGTGGTTCTTGAGCCCGAAGAACACCCAGCCGTTCCACCGCGTCCCGGTAATGGCCCGCGCGATGGCGGACAGCGACTTGTAGGGCCGCCCCTGCCATTCGAAGCCTTCGGCGGTGACGGTGACGACCTGCTCGACGCCCTGCCACTCGCGCAGCAGCCGCGTGCCGGTGATCGGGCGGCCGCGATCGGCGCGGATGCCGCGCTTCTTCTTGTCGCCGCCGTCCAGTTCCTCGCCGAGCCGCTCCAGCCGCCGGATCGTCTCCGGCTTCAGCCCGCCATAGGCAAGTTCCTGGATGCGGTAGGCCAGACGGCTTTCTAGGTAGCGGCGATTGAATGGCGGCGGCTCGCTGTCGAACAGGTCGCGCCACTGCTTTTTCAGGTCAGGCGTCGGCGTGGTCTTGAGCGCGGCGAGGCGCGCGGGGATGGGATCGGGCTTGTTCATGCATTTCTCCGGCAAGTTGGAGTTGCATGACGGCATTGGTCGGGCGGATAGTGTAGGCAACGTTCTCCAGTATCGTCAGATACTTCGCCCGTCTCCCGCATCCGCAGAGACGCGGGGCGTCAAGGGCGTGATCTTCGGCCCCTCCGGGATCGGCAAGACCAGCCTGCTTTGGACCCTCGAAGCCTCGACCACGCTGTTCTTCGACCTCGAGGCGGGCGACCTCGCCATCGAGGGAATGCTCATCGACGTGGTCCGGCCGCGGACCTGGAAGGAGTGTCGGGACTTCGCGGTCTTCATCGGCGGCCCGAACCCGGCGCTCCGGCCCGAACAGCCTTACAGCCAGGCGCATTTCGACGAGGTGTGCGGTCGGTTCGGCGATCCGCGCGTCCTCGCCAAATACGACACCGTCTTCATCGACTCGATCACCGTGGCCGGGCGGCTATGCTTCCAGTGGTGCCGCGGTCAGCCGGAGGCGCATTCGGAGAAGACCGGCAAGCCGGACGTGCGCGGTGCCTACGGGCTGCACGGGCGCGAGATGATCGGCTGGCTGACCCACCTCCAGCACACGCGCGGCAAGAATGTCTGGTTCGTCGGGATCCTCGACGAGAAGCTCGACGACTTCAATCGCAAGGTCTTCGTCCCGCAGATCGACGGCTCGAAGACCGGGCTCGAGCTGCCCGGCATCGTCGATCAGGTCATCACGATGGCCAGCCTTCCGGACGAGCTGAACCGGCCTCAGCGGGCTTTCGTCTGCCAGACGCTGAACCCGTGGGGCTACCCGGCCAAGGACCGCTCCGGCCGCCTCGACCTGGTCGAAGAGCCCCATCTCGGCCGGCTGATGGAGAAGATCCGCGGCCCGCTGATCCCTGCGGAACGGCGGCTAACCTATTCGCCGCCGCAGCTGCCCCCGCCGCCCGGTCCGACGGCGACCGACACCCATTCCTATCCCACCAACTGAAAGGACCCGAGCCATGTCAGGCCTCTGGAACGACTTCAACGACGCCCAGTCCAACACGAACCTCATCCCCAAGGGGACGCTCGCCAAGGTGCGGCTGACCATCCGCCCCGGCGGTTTCGACGACCCGTCGCAGGGCTGGACCGGGGGCTATGCCACCCGCGGCGCGACCGGGGCTGTCTACCTCAACGGCGAGTTCACGGTCACAGAAGGCCAGTACGCCCGGCGCAAGATCTTCACGCTGATCGGTCTTTACAGCCCCAAGGGTCCGGACTGGGCCAACATGGGCCGCAGCCTCGTGCGCGGCATGCTGAACTCGGCGCGCGGGATCTCCGACAAGGATCAGTCCCCGCAGGCGCAGGCGGCGCGGCGGATTGGGGGCTTCGCCGATCTCGACGGGATCGAGTTCGTCGCCCGCATCGACGTCGGCAGCGACGCCATGGGCGAGGAGAAGAACGAGATCCGCGCTGCGGTCACGCCCGACCATCGCGACTACGCGCAGGTCATGGGGCTGGCGGCGCAGCACGGCTACCAGCCGCCCGCGCAGACGGCGCCCCAGCAGGCGCCGGTCCAACAGCCCGCGACATCGCCGGTGCCGGGCCGTCCGGCGTGGGCTGAGTAGAGGGCGCGCGATGCTCCTCCGTCCCCGCCAGAGACTCTTCGTGGAGCGCAGCCTCGCTGCGCTCTCCGCCCGCGACAACACGCTGGGCGTTGCGCCCACAGGCGCGGGCAAGACCATCATGCTCTCGGCCGTCACCGGCAGGATGACCGGGGACGGCGCCAAGGCTTGCGTGCTCGCGCATCGCGACGAACTGACCAGCCAGAACCGGGCGAAGTTCGCCCGGGTCAATCCCGACACGGAGACCTCCGTCGTCGATGCCACGACCAAGTCCTGGAACGGACAGGCCGCCTCGTGCAGGGGATCGAGTTCGACCCGGTCGGGAAGCGCCGGGCTTACTGGCTCCATGCCGAGCACCCGGGCGACGCCTATGGTGCCTTGCAGAACGGGTTGCAGAGCCGCCCGGTCCCGGCGACCGAGATCGCCCATGTCTACGAGAAGCAGCGCACGCAGGCGCGCGGCGTTCCCTGGGGCGCGCCGGTGATCCGGTCCTTGCGCGATCTCGATGATTACGAAGTGGCGGAACTGGTCCGCAAGAAGACCGAGGCCTGCGTCACCGCCATCGTCTTCGGCGACGACGAGGCGCAACAGGGCATCGCGCCCTCCGTGGTCGATGCCGACGGCAACCGGGTGGAGCAGTTCGAGCCGGGGCTGATCGCCTATGCCCGTGGCGGCAAGGACATCCGCTTCAACCAGCCCTCGGCCACCGGCGGCTATGGCGAGTACAAGCGGGCCAGCCTGCACACGATCTCGGCCGGGTTCCGGGTGCCCTACGAGCTGCTGACCGGGGACCTGTCGCAGGTCAACTATTCCTCGATCCGGGCGGGGCTCGTCGAGTTCCGCCGCCAGATCGACGCCGTGCAGTGGCAGTTGTTCATCCCGATGTTCTGCGCGCCGGTCTGGCGCTGGTTCACGGAAGCGGCGTGGGCGGCGGGGCAGATCCCGTCGCCCATCGTGCCGGTCGAGTGGTCGCCGCCGAAGTTCGAGGCGGTCGATCCGCAGAAGGACGCGATGGCGAACCTGCTGTCGATCCGCTCCGGCACCATGACGCTGGCCGAGGTGATCGCCCGACAGGGCCGCAACCCCGACGCGGTGCTGGCGGAGATCGCCGCGACCAACGCCAAGCTCGACGCGCTCGGGCTGGTGCTCGACAGCGACCCGCGCCGCGTCACCAAGACCGGCAGCGCGCAGGCGGGTCGCCCAAGAAATTCCCGTCTTGCAATAGCCACCGTGTGTCCCCTACTCTCGTGTCAGCGGTAACGCCCAAAAGAGTTGGGTTATGAATGAGGGGCCTAGGGTCAGGACCCATTGATTTTCGCATGGCGGCGTGATTCACGGTTCGAAAAACGAGCGGTGACCATGTCTGATCTCTTCT